TCGCCGCGCCAGGCTTTCTCGATGCCATGGGCTGCCTCACCGACGGCATCGCCAAGGGCTATGCCGTCGTTGAGGCGATGTGGGAATTCGAGGGAGGTTATCTCAGGCCGGTCGAATACAAATGGCGCGACCCGCGCTTCTTCCAGTTCGACCGCGTCGCCATGACCGAGCTGCGCCTCGCGGTCGATGGCAATCTCGACGGCGAGCCGCTGATGCCCGCCAAGTTCATCTGTCACATGCCGCGCGCCAAGACCGGAATTCCGATCCGCCGCGGCTTCGCGCGCGCTGCCGCCTGGGCATTCCTCCTGCAGTCGCTCACGCTGAAGGACTGGGCCGCCTTCTCCGAGACCTATGGCATGCCCCTGCGGCTCGGCAAGTACCACTCCGGAGCCAGCGCGGAGGACAAGACAACGTTGTTGCGCGCCGTCGCCGGCATCTCGGCCGATGCGGCCGCGATCGTGCCGCAGGGCATGGACATCGAGTTCGTCGAACGGAAGGCGCTGGAGGGTTCGACCTACAAGGCGCTCGCCGACTATCTCGACCAGAACGTTTCCAAGCTCGTGGTCGGTCAGACCATGACGGCCGACAAGGGCGCCTCGCTGGCCCAGGCGAAGGTGCACAACGAAGTCCGTCTCGACATCAAGCACGCCGACTGCCGGCAGCTCTCTTTCACCGTCAACAACGACCACATCCGCTGGGCAGTGGCGTTGAATTTTGGGGTGCAGCCTGTCTATCCGACAGTCGAAATGCCGGTCGCAGAGCCCGAGGATACGGCTGCGCTTGCCGGCGCAGTCGAGAAGCTGGTACCGCTCGGCTTGAAGGTGTCTCAGCGCGAGATGCGCGGGAAGATCGGCTTGTCCGAACCCATTGCCGGTGAGGACCTGCTCGTCGCGCCCGCGAAGCAACAGGTGCCTGTGGAGGTACGTTCCGATCCACCGGCGCGCCGTGCCGCCGCCTTCGCGCATGGATCTGGCTGCACATGCGGTACTTGCCGGCCGGCCACGCTCGACGCCGATCCGCGCACCGGCATCGACTCCGAGGCGGAACTCGACCGGCTCCTCGACGAGGGGCTGTCCGACTGGGAGGAATTGGCAGATCCGCTGCTGGCGCCGCTGCGCCGCGTGCTGGCACAGGCACGCTCCTTCGACGAGCTCGAAGCGCTGTTGCCGCAGATCTCGCGCCAGGTCGACGGATCGAAAATCGCTGAACGCCTGGCGCGGCTCGCGGCGATCGCCCGCGGGCTCGGCGATGTCACGGACTAGAGGGAGAATGCCATGGAACTGCAACGGTACATGACGGAAGAGCAAATGAACGATGCTCCTCCAAGGGCGCCAGAGATCGTCATATGGACGAAGGGCGGGCAGGCCATCGAATGTCCTTCGCTCGATGCTGCTCGGTCGGCAGCCACGAAGTTCTCCGCGCGGCACCCAGGCGTCGCCGTCGGCGTTTACCAGCTTATCGGGTTTGCCCATACTCCAGTTCGAGAACCAGAGTTCACAACCGCGAGTGGCGGCCTCAGCGACACGACTGACTGACCCATGCCGACGCGCCGAGCCTTCATCGGCGGTCTGGCAGCGCTGGCCGCTGCCACCGTCCGCCGCGGCATGGCGGCGCCGCCCGAAGTCTTGTCCTATTTCCGCGACAAAGGGTTGCGGCCGAAGTTCTCCTGGCTTGACGTGTTCGGAGAAGAGCACGCGCATGCCTTCACGGTCGCCGGCGTCACCGAGACGCGCGTGCTCGCCGAATTCCGCGCTGGCATTGACAAGGCGATCGTCGGGGGCTGGGGCTTCGACAAATTCCGCGACGAGATGGCGAAGCGCCTGACCCCGCTCGGTTGGTGGGGCCCGCGCGAGGTCGCCGACCCGGAGGGACGGTGGAAGGCGAAGACGGTCGACTTCACCCGACCGGCCCGGCTGCAGACCACGTTCTGGTCCAATATGCGTGCGGCGCGCGCTGCCGGTCAGTGGGACCGGGCGCAGCGCACCAAGCGGGCTTTGCCGTACTTCCTCTATCTGATGTCACGGGCCGAGCGAAAGCGGCCCGAGCATCTGCGCCTGGTCGGCATCATCCTGCCGGTCGACCACGGTTTCTGGTCGACCTACATGCCGCCCAACGGCTGGGGCTGCCTGTGCAGCGTGCGTCAGATCTCGGCGGCCGAGCGCGACGACTATCTGGCCCGGCCCTACGACGACAACGACCCGGGCGCGATCCTGTACACCGACAAGCCTCCGCCGCCGCAATGGCGCACCTTCGTCAATAAGCGCACCGGCGAGCGCGTCCGGGTGCCGGCGGGCATCGATCCGGGCTGGCAGACCAATCCGGGCGTCGGACGCGGCCGCACGCTCGGCCGCATTCTTGCCGACCAGATCGACGCGACGCCGCTCGACCTGGCGCGCGGGCGCATCGAGCGCCTGGTCGAGTCGGACGGGTTCGGCTCGCACCTGTGGCGGGCGCAGTCGCGCGGCGCCGAGCGGGCCGCGCTCATGAAGGACGGCAAGACGATCGCCGAGGTCGACCAGACCGTGCCGTGGGACCACGGGCCGATGCCGGTCGCACGATTGCCCGACGATCTTGCTGCCGCGATCGGGGTCGCCCGCCCGACGGTGACGCTCACCGATGCGGCCGCCGGCCACGCCGTCGCCCACCCGTATCCCGACTGGATCTGGGCGCGGACGCAGGAGATGATCGAGCGGGGAGCTATCTACCGGCGCCGGCGTGACGGCCGCACCCTCGTGGTGCACGAGATCGACGGCCGCACCTTCGTGATGGTCCTCGCCCAGGCCGAGGGCGACCGGCTCACGGTCGCGACGCTGTTCTCGAACCGGCGTGGTCTGGAGACTCCGTATCTCGCCCGCGAGCTGGCGGGCGCTGATCGGATTCGCTGAAGGGGAGAGAAAAGCGGGGGGAGGCCGTCGTCCCTCCTGGTTTGCCCTCGGGCATTCCCACGGCGGCACCCGAAGGCGCCAATTGCCCCGCACCGGCAATGTAACTCCGGGCTGTCGTTTCCGCAATCCGGTCGTCTCGGAGCCGGAGGCCCACAGACGCCCTTGCGGCGGCCTCTGGGCGCTTCCGAGCCCCGTCGTAGCGCCGCAGGGTGCCGACCGGCTTCTAAGGGCTTTTAAGCCCCTTCAAAAACGATCGTGACGGGAGGGGATGGGCGGAAATCGAGGCCGCGGGGCGAAACTGGCCGAATTTGGTGCCGGTTGAGGATGGTCAAGGGGCGGACCGACCGGGACAGCCAGGGGCCGGACTGACACCTGTCAGCGGCTCGCCCCATCCGGCGCACCGCTAGCGTGCACCCATGGCCCACCCGAAAGCAAGCCCCGACCTGTTGCCGCCTGACGTCGCCCTCGGCGTCGTCATGATCGATGCAGCGGCGCTGGCGGCTGGCGGTGAGGCCGAGCCGACCTGGATTCGCGTGACCCCGCGCGGCGAGGTCGAGGCTCGCGACGGCCGCCGCTTCTCCTTCGACCCCGAACGCCTGGTGGCCCGCTTCGCCGCCGACGGCATCGACGTGCCGGTCGATATCGACCACGCCATCTCGCGCAAGCCGATGTTCGGCGAGCGCGCGGATGCGGTCGGCTGGGTCCGGGAACTCGCGGCCCGGCGCGACGGCACATATGCCCGGGTCGAGTTGCTCGACGCCGGCAAGGCGGCGCTGGGCGCCAAGACCCACCGCTACGTCTCCCCGACCTTTCATCACACCGAAGCCGGGCTCGCGACCTGGCTGCATTCGATCGCCCTCGTGGCGGCGCCGGCGCTCGCTATGCCGGCGCTCGCCGCCGCCGATCCTGCCTCGAAACCGGAGAACACGATGCTCAAAGCCCTCGCGAAGGCCCTCGGCCTCGCCGACACAGCCGACGAGGCCGCTTGCCTCGCGGCCATCACTGGCCTGCAGACCAGCCTCGCCGGCAAGGTCGACAAGGCGGTGCACGACCAGGCGCTCGCCAATCTGGCGACCGCGACCACGCAACTCGCGGCCGCCACCGCCCAGCTCGCCGCGCGCGACACGGCCGACCACCAGGCGAAGGTCGAGGCGCTGCTCGACGGCGCCCTCAAGGACAAGAAGATCGTCCCGGCCCAGCGCGATCACTACGCCACCCTGTGCGCTACGCCCGACGGGTTCATTCAGGTGAAAACCCTCCTGGAGAAGACCCCGGCCGGCCTGCAGGCCTCCGGGCTCGACACAAAAGCGACGCCGGAGGGCGAGGCCGGCAGTCCCGACGATCTCCTCGCCAAGGCGCACGCCCTCATCGACACCGCGGCCAAGGCCGGCCGCACCATGAGCCTCGCCGACGCGGTCGTGCAGGCCAACGGAGGCAATCTCTGATGTCCGAACCGCTGATCAAGAGCTTCGTCGCCGATGCCGCGATCCGCGGCAACCGCATCGTCGCCTTCCATGCCACCAAGCAGGCCGGCGTCGAAGCCGCCGCCGCGACGGCCGTCATGCTCGGCGTGTCGTCGGCGCCGGGCGCCAAGGCGGGCGGCGTGGTCGACGTCACCCAGCTCGGTCTCGCCGAGGTGGTCGCCGGCGGCAATCTCGCCCGCGGCGCCCGCGTGACCTCCGACGCCGAAGGCCGTGCCGTCGCTGTGCCGGCGCCGGCCGCCCAGGCTGTCACCGTCTCCGTCGTCGGCAACGTGCAGGCCGCGGCGGCCGAGGGCGACGTCGTCGAGATCGTGGTGGCGCCCAGCGCCGTCTACGTGCCGGCGTCGGCCTGATCGGCTCATCCAGACACACCAGAACCCCGAGAAGGACCATCCGATGGCGCCCAACCGCCCGTTCCCCGTCAATCCGGTGCTGACCGCAATCGCGATCGGCTACGCCAACCCGGCCCAGTCCCTGATCGCCGATCGCGTCCTGCCGCGCGTTCCGGTAGGATCGGAAAGCTTCAAGTGGACCGAGTACCCGCTCGCCGAAGGCTTCACCGTCCCCGAGACCCGCGTCGGCCGCACCGGCCAGCCGGCCCGTGTCGAATTCAACGGCATCGAGCGCGACGGCTCGACTGACGATCATGGCCTCGACGACATGATCCCGATCTCGGACATCCGCGAGGCCGAACGCCAGCGCGCCGCCGGGCTGTCGAACTACGATCCGCGCGCCCGCGCGACCGAGGGCCTGACCAATCTCATCCAGCTCGCCCGCGAGATCCGCGTCGCCGCTTTGGTGCACAGCGCCACAAGCTACGCCGCCGCCCGAACCGTCACGCTCGCCGGCACTTCGCAACTGTCCGACTACGCAAACTCCGAGCCGATCGAGGTCCTCAAGACCGCGATCGACGGCACGCTCGTGTTCCGCGCCAACACGCTGGTCATGGGCCAGCCGGTGTGGTCGAAGCTGCGTTCGCACCCGCACCTGGTCAACGCCGTGCGCGGCAACTTGACAGACAAGGGCATGATCACCCGCCAGCAGCTCGCCGAGCTTCTGGAGATCCGCGAGGTCCTGGTCGGCGAGAGCTTTGTCAACACGGCAAAGAAGGGCCAGGTGGCGGCGTTGGCACGGGTGTGGGGCAAGCACATCGCTGCGCTCTACATCGACCCGGCGGCGACGACGCAGCGCGGTGTCACCTTCGGCATGACCGCCCAGTGTGGCAACCGCATCGCCGGCTCCATGCCCGATCCCAAGATCGGCCTCGAAGGCGGCGAGACGGTCCGGGTCGGCGAGAAGGTCAAAGAGCTGGTCATCGCCAAGGACGTCGGCTTCTTCGTCCAGAACGCGGTCTCCTGAGGTCGCACGATGGCGAAGAAACGCGCAACCCCGACGCCGGCACCGGCGGCTCAGACGGCGAGTGTCGATCCGACGCCGCCGTCGGCGGCCGGCGCCACGGTGCCGGCGACCACCTCCGGTCCGCCGGCGCAGGACGCACCGCCGTCCACATCGCCAGTATCCGCCGGCACGACGA